AAATAGTCGTGAGAGGATATAAGTACCTGCTAACATGTACATATAGATAAGCCCTGGGTTGTAATGACCTGGGGCTTTTTGCGTTTAAGGTGTATGTAAGGTTAGATTAAGTATTATAAAGTATAAAAACATACAATATAAAATGGAGATAGGATGATAGTAAAGACTGTATCAAAAGATGACATACAAAAAGCGTTACCAAGTAGGAAGAATACAGTAACAGATGAGTTAGTTCAAATAATAAACGAAGCTGCAAGTGATCCCGAGTTCCAAGGGGAGAGTTTACTGCAAACAATGACAACATACGAGAATGTGATGTTGAATAATAGGGCTAGTATAAAAGAGTTTGCAAATGCTGTAAAATTCTGTGCGTACTTAATGACACTGGATGATAATTTTACGGAAGCTTTTAAGAAAGTGTTTTCATATAGAGATTTTGTAAAAGAGCGGTTAGATGCGGAACCAGGATCTGTAAAATATAATGAGTTAAGTAGTGCTGCTTCTAGGTATAGAAGAAGTAAGTTAGTAGTAGAGTTATTGACAATGAGTCAGGCTCCGTTAGATATAATGTTCATGGGATGGAGGTATAAGGCACTAGGAGTGTTAGCTGAAGTGATGACTAACGGTAAGTTAGATAGAGATAAGATTAATGCTGCTGATAAGTTGTTATTGCATACAGCAAGTACTACGGCTAAGCTAGAGATTGACATAGGCGTTAAAGAGAATAGTGCGGTAACTAATTTGGCAGAACAGTTAGCTGAAGTGGCTGTAAGACAGAAGAAGATGTTAGAGTCAGGTGTAACGGATCTGAATACGTTCGGAGCGTTAAAACCTAAAGATAGTATAGAAGAGGCGGAGATAGTATGATAGTAAAATATATTAGTGGTGAAGCAGAAGTTGTAGATAAGTTAGATGAAATTGATGGAGTTGTAGTAGCTATATTAGTGGAAGGGGAGCTGACACAAGAATTACTGAAGGAGTGTTTAGAGTATACAAATAATGTATATAGTATTGAAGAGTGGGCAGAGGCATGCGACTACTCAGCATAAGTAATCCTAGTAAGTCTGGAAGTGGTATATTGTACATACTTATAATAAGATTAGAGTGTGGTAAGGAAGTGTACAAAGTGGGAGTTACTCAAAGGGCTAAGATAGAGGATAGGGTTAGTGAGATACTAACAGGATTCTGGGTTAGCTATAGGTACTTCCCATATTGCTATCCTAAAAGGTTTAAGACTACGGAAGATGTATATAGTAAGGAAGCACAAATGCATAGACAGTTAGCTGAATATAAATATGTATTTGAGAAGGAGTTTGGTGGACATACAGAGTTCTTTCATGAGATAGAGTTGGATGAGTTGGTGCAAATGTATGAAGATATCATTTGATAATGTATATGAGGATCCGTTAGTAGAGTTGGATGAGCTAGAGTTTGCATATTGTTTGCCTAAGTGGTTTTGGACTAGAAGTGAGTGGAATGTATATACTATGAAGAGAGTGGAATTGATAAGGAGGATAAATGAGTATAGAGAGTATAGAAGAGAATACGGCAAGTATGAAGTATGTGCCGAGTGATGCGTCGTTAAGGTTTATAGCATTCATAAGGGCATGTGGTATAGAGGATAATGCTAATGCAGAGATTCATTATAAATTGGGTGATAAGTATTTTAGTAAAGATAAACAAATACTTATAGAGAGTTTTAGGGGAAGTGCAAAAAGTACATTAATGGAATGGTTAGTTTTGTATACAGCAGTATTAGGAGAATTGCCAGGGTTTGGTGAAGTAGGGTTTATAGCTTTTATTGGAGATAGTGCTGAAAATGGTGTAAAGAACTTTTTTAGGAACGTATTAGCTAAGATAGATAGGTCAGAGTTGTTACAGCAAATGCTAGTGATAAAAAGAAAGACTGATGCCGAAATGGAGTTGGTTAATGCAGATGGTAAAGAGTTGTACCTAAAAGGGTTTGGGGCTAGCACCAACATAAGGGGAGTTAGGTATAAGAACTTAAGACCGAGTGTAATTATATTAGATGATATTACTACTAATGAAGCTAAGACATCTGAAGCTATACAGAATACGATAAATGATAACTTCTATAAGAGTATTATACCTGCACTACATCCTACTAAATATAAGATATTTTTTATTGGTACTCCTATAAGTGAGAGAGACTTAATACATCAACTAAGTCATAATAAGGAATGGGTGGTACATAGGTTTCCTATATGTGAGAAATTCCCGTGTAGTGAAGAGGAGTTTGTAGGAGCATGGAGTGATAGGTTTCCGTATGAAGCAGTGAGAGCTAAATATAATATGTACAAGGAATCAGGGAAAGAACAGGATTTCGCACAAGAGTATATGCTAGAAATAGTAGACCTTAGTACACTGTTAGTAGAAGAGGATGATATAAAATGGTATGATCCGTCTATAGTATTAGCTAATAAAGGAGCGTATAACTTTTATATAAGTACCGATTTTGCAACTAGTACAAAAAAGAGTGCAGACTATAGTACTATAGCAGTATGGGCGATTAGTTATAATAATGATTGGTTGTTAGTTGATGGGCAATGTAAGAGGCAGACTATGCAAGAGAATATAGAGGATTTATTTGGATATGTAAAGAAATGGAAACCATTGAGTGTAGGTATAGAAAGTAGTGGACAGCAAGGTGGATTCCTTAGTATAATAGAAGAGATGAAGTTGAAAAGGAATATATGGTTCCAGTTTGCAAGGAAGCACGGAAGTAAGGAGCCTGGGATAAGACCTACTAAGGATAAGGTGCATAGGTTTGTAACTGGAGTACAGCCGAAGTTTAAACAAGGGAAAGTATGGTTCCCTAAACCAGACATAGTAAAGACTAGTAATTATAGATTGTTTGAGTTAGTAGAAGAGATGGTAGCGGAGCTGAGTAAGTTCACAATGGCTGGAGGAGTAGTTGCACTTAAGCATGATGATGCTATAGATACATTGAATCAGTTAAGTGAAATGGAATTGTTTGCTCCAAGTGATGATACTGTGATTGAGAAGAGTATGGCTACTGAAGGTGGATTGGTATGGACTGGTATATGGGAAGATGATGATGGCGATGAGTATGGTGGGAGTACCATATTTTAAGGTGTATGAAAGTTTAATTGTAGTATAATGAAGTATAGTTTAAAGTTGTAAGAGAGGGTAATAATGACAGTAAGACAAGTAATAGAGTTAGCTAAGTCGAGTGAAGCTAATGGGTTGCCTGCTGCTACTAAAGACGCTTCGATTCTAGGATATATAAACCTAGGATTGTTAGAGTTGTATAAAAGGTTTACACTAAGAGTTGAAGAGTGGATAGTAGTATTAGAAGATGATGTTAGCTACTATACTGCTCCTGATGGCTTTATGTGGATAGTAGCTGCTTATGGTGAAGTAAGTATGGATAGTGTTGAAGAAGTTAATGTGCTACCTGTAAATGAAGAGGATAATCCGCTTAGTATAAATACAGTGGGATGGAATAAGATACAGGTTCCGTTAAGTGTGACTGGTGCATATGTGAGTATTATATATGCGGCAACACCAGATAAGTGGTACACAGAAGCGGATATGGATGCTACAATAAATATGCCTCCACAGATGATTGATGCATTACTAGCGTACATTGGATGGAAAGCTAATAGTAGTATTAGTGCTGAAGGTCAAGGAGAAGGAAGTGTATGGTATCAAAGATTTGAGGCTAGTTGTAATAATGTGTTGGTAAAAGGATTCACAAATAATAATGATATGTTTATGAATCATAGAATAAGTATGAGAGGGTTTGTGTAATGAGAGCAAGTACACTAGGGAATAATGTATTAGCTATTAATAGAGAAATTGATAGTAGGTACGATGCAGTAATAGCTGTAAAGGATAAGTTACCAGAAATTGAATTGGTAGCTGGTATGGACATAACAGGGTTGATACAAGAGCTTGAGAACGCACAGGATTTTACAGGGATAACGGTAGTGGTTGGTGACAGCGCTAATTGGGATCCTGTTAATAAAATATTGACGGTACCTGTAGAAAAGGGTGACAAAGGGGATCAAGGGGTTCAAGGACCAATAGGTAATAGAGGACCAATAGGACCGCAAGGGCCTAGAGGACTAACTGGACCAAAAGGTAAAGATGGTACTGACGGTGTAAATGGAGCTAATGGTGTAAATGGGGCTAATGGTATGGCTCCTGTGTTAGAGTTCAGGTTAGATGATGAGTACAATCTGGTATATGAAGTAGTAGGATATGAAGAAGGTCCATCTATGGGTGATAGATATCCAGTGCAGGAGTGGTAATAATGGTAAAAATAGTAGGTAACTTAAAAGAGTTAATTGATAGTAGTGCTGCTGGGTATATAAGCCTAAATGAGGCAAAGTTCAAAAGTACTACTCCAGGTCCTATGGGAGCGGATGGTCCTAGAGGTCCTCAAGGGGTTGGTGTGCATCATATGAAAGGTACGAGTACTACAGATCCTGAAGGAGACTTTAGTACTGCAGGAGAGTTGGATACGTATACATTCTATGCTGATGCTAATGAAGAGTTTCCATTAGCTTGGTTTACAGTGAAGAATGGCGAGGATCCGTGGAGACGTGCAGTTGATAGAGGGTATAGAGGAACTGAAGAGGAGTTCTATACGATACTAGGATCTATAGAGGAGTACGCTACTATAGCATTAGAGTCTATAGATATTACAGAAGAGAATAAGCAGATTATATTAGCTGCTGCTGCTCAAGTAGCTGCAGATAGAATAGTAGTTGAAGATGCTAGAGACATAACAGTCGAGAAGAGTGAGATAGCTAAGGAAAGTGCAGATATTGTACAGATAATATTCTTAGGAGCTAAGAGTGTAGATCCTGTAGTAGACAATCAAGGTAATCCGTTAGTTGTAGGGGCGATGTACTATAATGACGTGATTGGTCAGTTGAAATTGTGGAATGGAGTTGAGTGGACTACAGCAGCGTTCAGTGCTGAAGGGGCTGTGTTTAGTTTTAATGGTAGAGATGGTGCAGTAAGTCTTCTAAACTCAGATATAACAATAGCTGTTGGTAAGGATCTAACTGATGCTATAAAGTATAGTGAAGCAGATAAGGTACTAACAGATGTAAATAAGTTGAATCTAAGTACTGATACGAATCTAACTGCTGGTATAGGTCAGATGACGTGGAGTCCGGACGAAAGGACAGTAAATATAGGATTAAATAATAATGTAGTGCTGCAGACAGGGCAAGAGATGTTAGCGTTAGTTAGAAATGGGACAGTAAGTACGATAACTAATGGTACTGTAGTAATGCTAACAGGAAGTGTTGGTAATAGTGGCAGGTTAGTTGTAGCTCCGTATGATGGAGTAGCAGATGCTAGTCTGATACTAGGTATAGCTACTGAGCCTATAGCAGCAGGTGCTGATGGGTTTGTAACTAGCTATGGTAAGATTAGAGGGATAGATACAAGTATGTGGGCAGATGGAGATGTGCTGTATGTGAATGGTAGTACGTTAGCTAAGACTCCACCTGAAGGGTTGAGAATGAAAATAGCAGCAGTAGTACATGCACATACAAATGGAACATTAATGGTAAGAGTGAATGGGTATTCACAAGTAACAGAATGGTAGGAGGAATAGATGAGTATAATTGCACGTCAAGATACGAATGGTACGAAACCGCTACTGCAGACAGGAGAGTTAGGTTATGATAACTACCCTGCAGGTGGTGATAAAGGTAGAGTGTTCGTAGGGACTGGAACAGAGAATATAGGGTTAGCTAAGAAAACAGAAGTGATGATGGTAGATAGCAAAGTGGATGCTCACATAGCTAGAGTAGATAATCCACATAACGTAACTAAGACTCAGGTTGGGTTAGGTAATGTGGATAATACAAGTGACGCTAATAAGCCAATAAGTACAGCCGCACAAAATGCACTGAACCTGAAAGCAGATGCAGCTAGTGCAGTACTAACAGGTATACCGACGGCTCCGACAGCAGCAGTAGGGACAAACACTACTCAGTTAGCTACAACAGCATATGTAAAAGCTGAAATTGCTAATGAAGCATATAGTAAGACGCAATTAAATAATGGACAGTTAGATAATAGATACTTTACAGAGACGGAGTTGTTAAATGGTGCTTTAGATGTTAGGTACTATACTGAAACTGAAGTAGATGCTAAGTTAGCTGCACAAAATGATGCGAGTGAGATTAGTGTAACCCCTACAGGGAACCTAACAAGTACAAATGTACAAGCGGCATTGGTAGAGTTACAAGGTGACATAGATAATAGGTATACTAAAGCTCAAGCAGATGTGTTGTTAGCAGGTAAGGTAGATGATAGTGAGATAGCAAGTGTTAACCTGCTGAGAGCAGATAAGTATTTAGCTGCACAGAATGTGGTTAATATGGAGTACAATGCTGCAGGTAAGTTAGCTAAGGTGCAGTATAATAGTGCAATAGACGAAAATTACGAAGTGTTAACATATAATGGTGAAGGTAAGCTAAGTAATGTAGCACATTATGTAGGTACTGTATTAAAAGGTAATACTGTATTGAGTTACACGAATGGAAAATTGACAGCAGCACCGTATGTGGCTGTATAAGGAGAGTAGATGGATATTATAAGTTTTAATGAAGCCGCAACGGCTAATGGAAGAATTGAAAAGTTCATAAAAGATCCTGATAGTAATTCAGGGATAGTTACAGTACCTAAAGTAATAGGTGCTGGAGAAAGTGTAACGATACCTGCTGGTAGAGTAGCAGTTTTACCCAATGTACAGGTAGATGGAACTTTAAATATAGAAGGTGAGGTGTTTATTCCAAGCGGAGCAAATTTCAGCGGAGTTGTTGAGAAACAATCTAGCAACATTACAGTAAATGTAGGAGCTGGGCAAACATATACAACAATAAACCAAGCTTTAGAATACCTAAGTGGGTTTTACCCATTATATAAACAAAGTGGTATAACAGCAACTATTAACCTAAAAGCTGGTTTTGTTATGGCGGAGCAAGTACTTGTAAGAGGTTTAAACTTAGGGTGGATTACGATTGTAGGAGAAGATGCTGAAACTATAATCACACATACAGCTTTGACAACTAACTTTACTGGTGCTGATTATGAATTCCCTTCATATCCTGCTTTTGGTGTAAGTAAAGGTGGGACAAGTCCAAGAATAGGACAGCTGTTTAGATTTAATGTTGAAAAAGTAGGAGGAAATAAGCACGGATTAATGGCTATAGGTTCTGGAAGTAGTGCTGATATATTAGTAGGTAAAGGTTTTATTGGTGCCGGAACTTACGGGATTTTTGCTATTGTAGGTGCAGCAATATTTGCAGATAGTGCTAATGCAAGTAATGCTGGAACTTATGGGGTTTATGCTGACAGTTCTACAATTATAGCTGCTAATAGAGTAAATGCAAGTAATGCTGGATCTAGCGGAATTCGTGCTGTTGGAAGTTCAATTATAAGTGCTTATATGTCAATAGTCCAGAACCAAACAACGGGATCATCCTGTGCTAGTGTAGAGGCTGGTGGAGTAATACATGTAATTGGGATGAATACAACTGGCGGAACAGTACCAGCTTTAAGTCAAACAGCTAATACATTAACTCGTAACGGTATAATTTATCAATAAGGAACAATAATGATAGTAACTAAAGAAAATGGAACAGTATATACAAATGGATTGACTTTAGAAGTAATAAATTGGCACAAAGAAAACAATTTTACAATAGCTGAAGTAAACAGACCATTAACAAAAAATGAAGAAGGTGAGTATATTGATGATATAACTGATGAAGAAGTAGCACTTGGAAAAGAAAAAATAAGAGTATTATTATATAAAGAGATAACAGACCCTTTATACTTTAAAGTTCAAAGAGGAGAGATTGATAACCAAATATGGTTAGATGCAATTCAAGAAATTAAAGATGAATGGAAATAAGGAGATAAATAATGGCTAAAGCTGTAATTAATTTACAAAAAGAATCAGGTGGTATTACTAAGATATCATCTGCAGATGG